CCCATATGATATTTGTAATCTTCCATGGATTGTACATTCCCTGCTGAAAGACTGTCAACTAAATCCTGTTCTCTTTTACGCAGAGTTTTAAAGAAATACTCCGCAAGTTTTACGCTGTCCATGGCTCTCTCCTGCCTATGTAGTGTTTATCTTAAATTAATTCTACCAAAGTCTGGAATCATAGATCGATTGTTATCAATTTTTTCCATGCTTACAGGTTTAATTGCACCAATGTTTGGTATGTTTGCAGGTGGAACTGCTGGAGGTACATAATCAGGGTTTAGCCCAACTGCTTTTGGCACAGGAATTAAGGATTGCCCACGTCTCAGACCCGCAGGTGAATACAAATAAGAAGCTGTATCTGATAAATCTATTCCTGCATCTGTTGCTCGTTTAGCAAAATCTTCAGTCATGCCTTCAGGCATAAAACTTGAAGCTGTTGCTGGACCTGGAGGCATTACCATTGGACCCATTGGAGGAAGATCTCTAGGATCAGGCAAGAAACTATCGATTGGCTCTGGTTCACCCATTTCTATTCTGTCATTATATTGACGCATGATGTCATCGTAGTCAAAGTTTGAGAAGTTAGGAAGATCTCTAAAATCTAAGTCTCTTATAAAATCTGGTATTCCCGGAAAAGGACCGCCTGGTATGTAAGGATCTGTTGGGATTGGAGTATCAGGCATAGGTTCTGTTGGTGTAGCCAACTGACCTTCTAGCTCTGCAATACGATCCATCATTTCTTGGAACCTTGCATCTTGAGCTGCTTGCGCTTCAGCACGAGCCGCTGCTTCAGCTTCTCTGATTGGAGCTTGAGTTGCTTCGTACTGAGCTTGAAACTGTTGACCCATTGGGCTTTCCATTTGGCGCATGAACTGTTGGCCAATTGGATCAGGTCTTACATCAGTTGGCATGAAAGCTTGTGTAGGTTGAGTGGAGCTTGGTATCCTGCTGGAGTAAAATATGCTGTACCACCTACAACTGCTGTGGGTCTGCCTATAGGCATAGGCTCTGGTGGTAATGCCATCTGGCCAGGTGCTTGACCTAAGCCTTGAGAATAGCCAGGTACTCTAGAAGGTTGACCATACATCTGATTTTGTAAACCAGCAGGTGCAACCATTGCATCACCAATTGCCATTTAGGAAACTCCGTTAAACTTAGTTCCTCTCAAAGCAGCTCCGCCACCACGAGATTTACCAGCGCCATATGGTTTTGGTGCGCCAGGATTAGGAACGCTTTCTACTTGCTTGTAGTTAACAGTACCTTGGTCTTTAATGCTTACGCTTGTCTTAACGTTTTTTACTTTTTCCATTTTTCTTACCTTTATTTTTCTTTGCTTGTTGCAAAGCTATTGCAATAGCGGTCTTTTGTTTTTTACCGCTGCCCATTAATTCCTTTATGTTAGCAGATATTGTCTTTCTACTGCTACCTTTTTTTAAGGGCATTACTTTTTCTTAACTACCTTGGCCTTAGCCTTAGCGACAGACTTAGGCTTTTTGGATTTAGCTTTAACTTCTTTGGTCGCTTTAGCAAGGACTTTGTCCGCATCTTTGTCGACCTTCTTGGCGATTTTGTCGATGTCGATATTTGCATTCTCATTGATGATCGATTGATTGCCATTTTGTTTTGCCTCTTCTTCTTTCCATACAGCTTTATTATTTGCTGCTACTTGTTGTCTAACTGAACTCATTTGTTACCTCGCATGATATCCATTGCTTTAAATTGATTTTGCTGCTCGATTCTTTCACGAGCTATTGCATCTTTCATCATAGCAATTTCTTTTTGAATTTGTAACCTTTGCTCTGCAAGTTCATTGCCTTGCATTGCTTTCATTGCATCGAACTGTTGACGCTGTACAAACTCTTCACGCTTGCGTTGTACGTCATCAGCCTTGATGTCTAACTCTTTGCCTCTCAACTCAACCAATGGATCTGGCATTGGAGGAGGTGGCATAAACATTTGATTGATCTGTTGCATCAACTGAGAAACCACAGCCGCTACATCACGAGACACAGAGTCTTGTAATTGTTGCTGGTAACCCATGGAGATCTCTGGTGGCAACTGTTGTATTTGTTGCATCATCATTTGGAACTCAGGGTTCTGTGCATTTTGTTGATCTACAATCTCAGCTGCTCTAAATGAAACATGCTGATAAACATGTGCTTGAATGAGAGATAAAACCGCTGGGTTTGCTTG